CTCAGCTTGGCCAGAATGCCCAGCTATCGAGTCGTCTCCAAGCCCAAGAACTTGGAAACCGGAAGCCAACATCAAGTCTACCCAACGATTAACATCGTCCACACTCGTCAGGTAGTCGCCCATTGCAGCTTTTGCAGTAACTTGGATCCAGGCAAACGCGTGTTTAACCCACGTTCCCAAGCTAGTCCAAATTCTCCCCGAGTTCTCCGCCGCTCCAGAGTAATACCACCGCGAACGCGTTTTGATATCACCCTCAATAGCTCGACATTGTTCATCAGGGAGGCCCATTAAATTTGCCCACATCGAATGCGCTCTGGCCGCCTCTGGACACATATGCCCATCACTGGCTGAGGCGTCGCAATCCAGAGGTCGTGCACCAGTCAACTCCATTTGCAGGATGAGCTCACCAATTTCCGAGCCATCCATGCCTCCAGTGTACAAAAATGGAAATGTCCGGTGCTTTCCGAACAACTCCGAGCACAGGTACTTTTGAAAGCAATAGTACTCAGCGTTGTGCTGTGCATTGAATGTGGAATGAAGGTCACCCGCAGATATCAACCGAGGCTTGATACCCTCGAAGCTCTTGCCCAACTTCTTCACCACCACCTCTCGCTTAACGAATGGTTGTATGGTGCTGTCAGGCGCCACGCCTCGAGCCAATCGCTCCTTGCCAGCCATGAACAGTCGTCGCTGCGCACCAGTCTTATTATTAAGGTACGCTTCGTCCTTCTGCTCAATGGTCCGGGCAGCGGGGTCGTAAGGATCCACGAACTCTTGCATCAGTCGAGCCAAAGCCAGAGCCGAATAGGTATACATCTCCTCCCTATCGAACTCTGGCACAGCCCGCAACGGTCCAACCAACTGCCTAGTGTAAACTGCCTTCACCAATGCTGCTTCCCCTGCTAAGCCTGTAGACTCAGCAATGTGAAGCTTATGAGGATTGGCAAAGGTAAACCCAATAGGATACTTGGTTCGACGTGCTCGTACCCGCCTAGTGGAGCTGTCTAGCTTCTCAAGGTTGATAAAGGTATCCGCCGTTCGATAATACACCGGTCCGTCCTTATCGTGTAATTCGAGTGCTTGTTGTCCAAAATAGTCCATAGCCCAGCCGCCAAGCGATAAGGAGTAATAAGCATCCCTAAAAGCCTCGAGCCAAGCTGAATGATCAGTTGCCTCTAAATAGGGAGCATCCTCCACGTCATAGCGAGGGTCCTTGGCAGGAGTTGAGGAAAACAAGCCGCGGAAAAACCTTCTGCAAGCGAAAAACCAGCGCGTTGGGTCGAAAATGGATAACAACGATGCCTCCGCTTCTTCTCTTGTCATCTCGTTTTGCTGCAGTTCCTGGAACCACTTTCGTAGTCGGTTATATAAGTGTTGATCTTT